AATTTAGTACACAATTTGGTAAATATACCAAACCAGAAGTCTTTAGACCACTCTGTAGTAGCACCTTTGGTTGCCTCCACAGCGTTGTTTATAAGTCTTTCTTGTTTTTCTGGAGTGTTACTGATTCTTTCTATGTATTGTCTCATCATATAATTATACCTCATTTATTTGTTTTTGTCAAGCCACTATTTACCTAAATTGGTGCCTTGTGATATTATTGTTCGTATCGTTGTAAAAGTAGGGTTATTCCAATCTAACGTCTTCTTACATTCTAGGTCTGATACACAGGTCGTTTTCATGCACCCACCCAAAGTCACGAGCAATAATATTAAAATACTAATTCTTATCATCTAAATTCACTATCTGGCTTAACTTCAACTTAATCTCATCTGGATTATCGCCAAGGTCTTTTACCACATTTTTATATTTTTTCAAGTTCTTATTTCTTTTCATTAATCTATTTAATTTGTTTTGTAAATTTTGCTGTTTATTAGACTTTATTAATTGTTTCTTTAATCTCCATTGTCTCAATGATATGTTGGCTGCTATCAATAACAATACAGCCAATGGGTCAAATACAAATATTAAAATCAGTATAACAATTCTAACTGCCTTGTCAATATTATCTTTTGCACTTTCACCATATATTAACTCTGCAACATACTTAATAGGACCAACCTCTGCCTCTATCTTATCTTGTGCTAATGATAGTGTTGCTTTCTTATCTGATAACTCTGCGATCTTATTACTTGCGTCTTCAATTGCATTGTTTAAAGCAGCTCTTTCTTCTTCTTGTTTTGCTCTTTCTTTTAAACCTCTAGTCACATATTCTTTATCAATGTAGACCTCTAATGCTTTGTCTAATAATGTTAACGTATTTTGTGATCTGTCTATAATAGTTTGTTGTCTTGAAATCTGGTCGGTAATTTGTTCTAGTTTTATATTATTACCAGATGTAGGTTTAACTTGATCAAGGTGTGCCTTTGATAAGAAACCAAAGATACCCATAGAGGTAATAAAAACTAATACAATGATTGCTGTAAACAAATACATTTTTAACAATCTAGGTACATCACTTTGCCAATTATTGTATAACCATGAGGCTGCTACTAACTTACCTACTTCTAATGCCGTACCCATAGCAATAATTGGTACTACTGCACCGGCAAATAGTGTTGCAAGACCTATGATAGAATAACCAGCGGCTATTACAGATATAGATATTGCACTTAAAAATGTTAGTATAATTAGGAACATATTAGTGTTTGTAGTTTTCTCTTATCTTTTTAATGATACTTTTTACTTTCCAGAAATAGTCTTTATCACTGGCATATGAGTCAAGCGTTTCAACTAATTCTAAACTATCTGCACCTGTAGCTAATAGTTCTCTGTACTTCTCATAAGCATGGTGATTGCTTAAAGTATTTATATAATGTAATACACTATCACACTCGTGCTGAAATACTTTAACTCCCCATTTTTTAGGATTGTTTGAAGGCAACATATGTGGCTCTTGTAGATCATAAGTTCTAATACCAAATAGGTTTTTACCAATTCTGGCAAATCTACTGTTTCCCCAACCAGACTCTAGAGCCGCCTGTGCTAATAGTAAATCTTTATCTACCTTGTTAACTGTCTTCTCATAAAAATATATGTACTCAATACACTGATTAACATTGTCTATAAACTGTTGATTATTTGTATGTTCAAAATTAGGTTTTGTAGGTAATGAAGCGTTTGCCTGAATTTTATAATAGTGTACCGTGGTTACACAAAATAAAACTACAACTACGAACATTAAAGTTCTTGCTATTGTTTTTACTACAATCATATTTTTCTCGCAACATAATCATAACCAGTCCACTCTTGTCCTTCCTCATCTACAAAACCTGGTAACTTCGTTTGTGTTAACGATAAACCATCTTTCATTTTAGCCACTTTAGAAAATATAACAGCTGCCTGTTTATCTGTAAAGTTATCATATACATCTTTAGCCCAATTGCCAGTATAATATACTTTAGATGTACCTGATTTGTTTGATGGTTTATGTAATTCTTGTAGTTGTATCAATGCCTCACCTATTCTACCTTTAAGGTAAGGATCAAGTTCTTTCACTTTTCTTCTCATCATATTACTCATAATTATAAGTCCAATCCTACTTTGTTTAATTTACTTCGGTAACTATAAAATAAGGCGTTATGGTTACCAGTATCGCCCTCGTTGGCCATCTGGTGTAGATGAACCATTTCATGTGCTAACGTATTAGCAAATTCTTGTTTGTCTTCGTATGTCGGTAACATATGAAGCTCGTACTCTCTTGTACCTCGTCTTTCCCAATCATAAGTTATAACTTGACCAAGTGTTCTATTTCTCATCTGTTTAATATATACTTTATTAAACGGCGACAATTTGTTATCAAATACTAGTTCATTTATCATAGAAAAATATCTTTTTATATCAATATATTTTGTTTTATATTTTCGTTTAGATGATTTTTGGGTAAGGTCAGCCTTCAATAGCTTCTTTGTCTTCGTGTATTTTGTTGATCTTCTTAACAATTGTTTTTTCTCCTAATTTTAAGTTAATCATTATATACAATCTTTATCAACTGCTTTAGTATCTTCAAGCAACTTGCATTTATATTCAAGGTCTGCTTTCAATCTCAACTCTGTCATAACAGAATCAAGTATGTATGGTAAATGTTTTTCTAAAATAGAAACCATTTCCAAAGCGTAAAGGTGTCCAAGTTTAGATAGTTCACCCTCCATAATAGACTTGTGATCTATCTCATTGTTCTTAATAGTCTCTGATATAACATGGCCAATAACTGCCTTGCTATAGTCATCTGCTTTAACTGAATTAGCAAAGGCGTTTAAACCTAACCAAAGTACAGCTAAAAATAGTATCGCTTTTTTCATAATGTAATATACCTTTCTTTTTATATATTTAGGATACCACAACCTGACATAAAAGTCAAGCAGAAAAAAAATTTAAAAGTGTTGATTTATAAGGGTTTTTCAAGGGTACGTTGTGTCGCACCCTTAAAAATGTGAGGTTTTTAAGACAATAATTCTTTTAGAATCGATTTACCGTCTGATTTTACAAAGTCGTCAGTCCAATTAAACGCCTCTTTTACTACAGCCGCTGTTAGACCTTTGTACATGTTGTTTATTTTTTTGTCTTTTATACCGATTAATACATCGGCGTCTTTTTCGTGTAAAGATTCTAGTAAACCTAGAAACATTTTCTCTCTGGTCATTTGTTTGGTATCTGGATCTGCACCTTTAACAAATCTCCATAGTTTTCTACTAGCATAAAACAAACTAGTATGCTCTGTTCCTGCTGGAGCTTCATTTCTAATAAATGGTGGTGTACCATCTGGTAATGCAAACTCTATTTTAGGATCAAATGCAGCCTTAAGCAACTGTCTCATTGCTTGAGTATCATGTTTTTTTAAGATTGATATCTTCTTTGGTTTATCTTTAGCGTTATTAATCTGTGTAAAGATTTCGTGTACAGTAAGTTCTGTTGACCCACTGGTTCTGTTGGCGGCCATCATTGCCGCTGATTGTTTTACTATAGCCATAATTTATTCTCCATATATGTGTTAGAAGTCATTCACTTGTTCAATTAATGTCTTCATTTTATTTTCTATAAAGAAATTTAACAGGAGCGACCTGTCTTTTACTTTATAGTTCTTGTATGTATTTATAATACTTTTTTCTATGTCATCTGGTATTTGAGATAGATCAATCAAAGTCTTATTTCTTTGATAGTTCTCTTTGATATTAGTTTCTATTGTGGCATTTCTTTCAATATTTTTAAATTCTTCTAGTCTTTTCTTGTTGATAGGTTTCTGTCTGGCTCCCTCTTGTAGAAAGATATCATCTGGACTTAATATGTTTGGTACACCATCTGATCTATCACCTTTTATAATTTGTTCATGTAAGAATTGTATAGGGTCAATTTGTTCACCAATATACCCTTTTAGTATAGGAGAAAATTGATACACATCTCCGTAGTGATGTAGTTGAATAAAATCTTTGTCACCAGATACAATCAGGTACTTATCTTCTTCTCTCTGTTTAATAAGAGTAGCAATAATATCATCAGCTTCAGCATTTTCTACATGCATAACTACATATGGAAAGTTATCAACAAGTTCTTTTTTGATCTCTGCCATTATAGCAAAGATATTATCCCAATCTGTATCTGAATCAGTTCTACCTTTTCGTCTACCATGTTTGTAATTAGGAAATATTTTTCTTCTCCATGGATTGGCAGCGTCTGAACACAACACCATTTTACCATACTCGTCTTTAAATTTTAGATTAAAACCACGTAATGAATTTAATACCATACTTCTCACCATTTCCATGTTAGGTTTGACCTCTGCTTTGCCTCTGGTCTGCACCATTAAGTTAGATATTAATACTTGATTTAAATCTACTAGAATCATTCGTAATCACTCCAATGTTTTTCTTTGATTAATTTACCTTTTTCTTTTGCTCTTAATCTTTCTTTTAATACTTTAATTCTATATTTGATACCATCAATAGTGGTGTACATCCAGCCACAATCATGTGGTTCTATTTGTTTTTTAAACCATTTGTTGGTCTCTTGTAATGTTTCAATTTGTTTTTTAAGTTGTGCTTTGCTTGACATAAATCTCCGTTGGTTGGTGTAGGTGGCGATTTCTCGCCACCATACTAACTATACTAGTTCTTGTAAGCGAATGGAGTTCCATAAAGCTTAGTAATACCGGCAGCTATAATAGCTTTTGAGGCAGTACCAACTCTGTATGAAGTACCTTTTGCTGTTTTGTTGATATAGATCATATTACCTTGTGATCTTAATTTATCAACCATCGCTCTTGGCGATTTAAGGTCAAACTTGTTTCTTAGCGTTTTCCAAGATACAGCTTCACCTTTGTTCAAAAGATTTAATACCTTTTGAGTTTTACTTAAAGATTTTCTACCTCTAAGCGCATTTTTAATAGATTTAAACATTGTTTAAGTCTCCTTTATTATTATTAGTTGCTATTTTACAACCTGCTGAGGCGATTACCGGAGTAATTCTGTAAATTCTATTTGTCATCATCGTTATCTAAATCACTATCTGATTCAAAAATACTAGAACCATTTGATAGGTCATCTAGTTCAGTTTTAAGTTCTTTGTTAAATGGTTTAGTTGGTTTACCTGATTCCATAACTCTACTGTAGTCTATGGTGGCTGTTCTATGACCATTTTTCATTTGTTTAACATCAACAATTTTATCAATCAACGTATGTGAAGTATGTCTCATACCAAAGTCTCTGTATATTAGTCCTCTCATAGCGTCAACAACCATAGCTAAGTCTTTTGTAAATGTAATCTTATCTGTTTTGATTGCTAGGTCTAAAAAACTGTTTATTAAATTCATAACTATATCGTCTACCTGGTGTTCAATAAATTGTTTTGTTTGTTTTTGTTTTAACTGCTCGTTAATCTTATTCTGTGCCTTTTGGTTTTCAGTATCTACGTTTCTTACAATTTTATTTGTAGGAAACTGTATTACATTTTCGTTATCAGCCATTGTTAATTACTTCGCCTTGAAAATTTATCATACCTTTTTCAACAAAGTATTCTAACATCTGGTTATAACCACCAACTAACTCATCATCAATTTTAACTTGTGGCATAGACATGACTTTTTTACCTATATCTTCTATTAATTTCATAGGATTAGAATCAAAGTCTTTCTCTAGATTTTTTTCTGTGTATTCAAGGCCAAGTTTCTTAACCAAGTCTTTGGCCTTGCCACAAAATTGACAGTTCTTTTTACTGTATATTACTATTTTCATTTGTATCTTTCATTAAGTTTTCATAAGCCACATTTGCTTTCATCTTAACGTTATAAGAATCTACAGCTTCCTCAATAGTGAAATTATACATCTTGTTAAATTCACCCATTGGTAATCTTAAACCAATCCAAGCTCTGTAGTAACCGTTTTTAGTAATAGTTACATCTTTAGCAAAGATTTCATAACCTCTAACTGGTGTTTCTTTAATTAAGTTTACAATTGTAGACTCAACCTCTGATACAGTTGTCTTGTTATTATTCTTTCCTAGTTCAGTGATGAATTGTTTACTAGACTTATTCATTTCGCCTTTGATAATGTCAGCTAACTCTGCTTTTGCTATCATCATACCTTTTTCTATTGCTAGATTTAAGTCTGGCGATACAGCAGTACCAACACCAAAGATACACATTTTATCTTTGTCTTTACCAAATCTTGGCGTATCACATGCTTTTGATTCAGAAAAATCGGACATGTACCACTTCGGTACTTGATTTAATACTTTGCCTTTTTCTGATTTCATATTGTAAGTTGCTGAACAGTTAGCCACTAATAGGCCTGCCACACATACTCCAATAAGTTTACTTACTTTGTTTTTCATCATATATTATTTACCTCACTTTTCATAGTATATACTAGTTGACCTAATTTGTCAAGTCCCATTTGAACATAGTCAAGAAACTCTCCAGCCGAGATACCAGTAATAATTACAAATAAAAGTGATAAAATGATCATATTTTTAATCATTATTTTACCTTCCATTCACCGTCCTTGTTAAGACATGTCTTTCCGAACGATTTAAAGACATGGTTTGGTCTACTATAAGTTCTACAGTACTCTGGTGTAGAGATATCTCTATAGTAAAACTGAGCAAACAGTTCCCAATAACTTGGTCCATCTACTTTTTTTCTACCATCAGCACACTCTAAAGTTTCCTCTTTAGTAATAGTGTTATCTGTTTCTTTTATGGTAATTTTGACATAACAATATTGGTCAGCTGCATTTTTAGGTTCTACAGTTGTAATCTTGTTATAATAAACTTTGTCTTTCTCTTTCTCAACTCTCTCAATTTTGTCTAATACTTCAATAGTCTTATTAACGGTATCTGATACCTCAACATTTTTTATAGGCACAACTAGACCAGATAGATCACCATTCTCACCATGACCATGATCTGCTTTGGCACTTACTGTAAGTATCATTAATATTACTAAAAATTTATTCATTGTACCTTTAATTTCTTTAACGTATCATTAACTTCAAAAAGTTCATCTTCAAGTTGGCGTATTTTTGTTTCGTCTCTGCCTTGATAATGATCCATTTGTTCTATAATTTGTTTCTTTTCTTCTTTTAATCTATTCACTGTAGGATTATCTGTCATATTCACCTTTATCATTTGCTACAAGTTTACATTGTAATTGTATGTCTTCTATTAAAGCATTCACTTCAGCGTCTCTTTCAGGAGTTTTAGGTTGATTGTACTTAATATTATATAGATTGTCACTCACTTTTTTAATACCATCAATCTTTTGACATAGTTCACTTATTTTATGTATCATTATTTTAACTCCACCCAACGACCATCTGGTAACTGACAAGTAGTACCAAATACAGTATTTCTATTTACACCACCAACACCGATCAACGGCCATTGACTTGTTATGTCCACTGTAGCGTCATAATCTTTACACTTGAAACCTGCTTCTATGTACGACTTGGTCACTTTTATGATACCAGAATTACCTGTTTTCTTATTGTACCAATTAGTGTAACTTGACCCCATTGTACCATTATTTAAATGATCTACGAATACTGCGTTGTGTACATCGTAATCTGAATTATACATAATTTCTGCACCGGCAAACGCACCTACAACAGCACAGGCGCCTATAGCGTATGGATCTGAAACACCCATACTCACACATGCACCAGTTGTGGTAGTTGAACCTAACACAGCACCAACTTGTGATCTATTTGTAGAGGCACAGTTGGTTAGTGTTAAACCGATTAAGATAATTAGTATAGTTCTCATTAGTCTTTTTTCTTAAACATTGTCCAAGGCCATTTTGTTTTTGCCTCAGCCCAAACTTTAGTTTGATAGTCTTTTGTTTTCTCAACTTCACTACCAATAAAATTCACAAGTTTACCTGGTGTTTCTGCAATTGCATTACCAAACTCTTGTGGTGTAATTGTTTTTTTCTCATCACTTTTGGCCATTGTCATTGTCATCAATACACAAATGGTTAACATCATCATAGTCCTCATACTTTACGTCCCATAGTTTTGAAATCGGAAGAATCTACAACCTGATATGTTCCCTTATTGTAACCGATCCCTATTGTTTTACCAGCAGGCAAAGTAACTTTAGGAGTACTACGTTTAGTACAACTGCCTGAAATCTTATCACTCGTTGGTAACGAGTTCATCTTGATACCATTAATATCTAAAGTATAGTCTGGCATTTTTTTGGTGCCATGCACTAACTTAATATTAATTGGTCTATATCTTTCTTTGATCTTCTTCACTATTCTTCTTTGTTAAGGTTTGCTTCTGATTCTAAATGTTCTTTGGCTTTCTTCTCTGCATAAGTCATGCCAAATCCTATCTGATAAAATGTATCTCTAGGGTTGGTAGTCTTGTATGCATTCTCTAAAGCGTCAAAATTAATATCAACGTTCTCATAATAAGAAGGATTTGATATTTTAAGTTCTTTGTGATCTACACAAAATTTGACTCTATTAGTAAAGTAGTCATTTTCTGCACTATCTAAATCAGTATGTTGTGATAATGCAATATCTTTGTTTTTTGCGTCTTTAAACTCTTTGTATAAGTTGTCTGTATCGTATCTAAATGACATATAGTATATCCTTTTGTTAGTTAGTTGTCTTTATCCTACCATACTTTTTAATAAATGTCAAGCCATTAAAAAGTGTTGATTTCATTGGATTAACTTGGTTGTCCCTCTGATAAACCATTGGTTTTGTCGTTTTTTAAGTACTCATCAACAGCGTCTATATCTGATTCGTACTCTTTAATCTTACTGTCTATTAAATCAGTAGTTGTAGGACATTTACTACCTAAAGATACCTTAATTTCTTTGAGGTCTTGAAGTGGTCTGTCCAAATCGTGTAGTAGTGACATATTATTTACCTCTCATTTCTTCAGCGTTAATATTAATCATTGTGTCAACCTCATCTGGTATGTACACCTCGTCTGCCGTTGAATTGATCTCAACGTCTCCGTTTTCTTCAGCATACTCATCATCTGTATATGATACTTTACCAATATACTCAATATCTCCTGATTCACTATAGTTAGCGTCAACCATATATGTTTCAACGCCATCTTTTTGTTCAGTGATCTCATGGTTTATTTGAGAGTGGTCTATACCATTGTCGCTAAGTTTATTTTCAGCAGTTTCTTTATTATCTGCCAACACATCTTGCTCTATGCAAAGTGTGTAATAGGTCTTTTTTCTATAAAGATTTTTACCTAAATCTTCTTTCGTTACCATAACATTTGTATCTATTGTCATTAGTGTTCTCCTTTTGTTAGTTATTCTGGTTTAGTTTCTGGCTCTAGAAAACTATCTGGTGCCCATGAAACTTCCGATGTTTTATCTTCGCTACTCATCAATAAAACTATATAATGAATAGCCTTTAGTAAATCTTTTCTGTTTTTACCGTCTTTTTTACCATATCTGCAAAGATACTTAATGGCATTAGCTTGGCAAAAATCTTTATCAATATCTAATTGTCTCAACATATCTTGTACCTGGAAACCGTCTTCGGTTGTACTATAGTGTTGTCCGTATGTTGATTTAATATACTCGTCTATCTCTTTTACAATCTTGTCTTCACCGTATTTCATTAGCTTGCCTCTCTGTTTAAATTCTTGTATGTATATTTTTCTGTTAATTTTGGATTATAATCTTTTTTAAAGAATTGTCTACCGTTCCACAATTGACCATAATCATTAAATAATGAGTTGTCACTGCCAACTGTTTCTTTACCAAATACATCTTCGTAAGTTGAATAATAGTCATCGCCATGTATAATCTTAACCGTAGTATTTCCACAAAAATTACTAGCAGTTTCATTAAAATTATCATCACAATATTTTCTAATTTTTTCTTTGAAAGTATTTAAAGTCTTTAGATGTTTCATAGGTACATTTCTGAATACTGTATTATAGATGTAAAAAAATTCATCATATCTTTCATCTGAATCTTGGTATTCTCTACCGTATACTAAACTAATAACTTTACTTTTACTCACTAAGCAGCCTCCAACATTGACATTGATACTCTATAAATTCTACCATTTAAATCAACTAAACATTTTGTAGACATTATTTTTGTAATAACACCTGGTGTTTTTTTAGTCTTTTGTACTACGTTAACTTTTGTACCAACTTTAAATTCTCTTTTGATTTTATTCTGTACAATAGTGTCAATCAAAACTTTTGTGTCTTGTAATTGAGCTATTGATAAATTATTTAATTCGTTCATTGTAATCATTATTGGATCTCCATTGTTATTACTTCATCAATATTATTTTCATCAATACCAACCATTGCTAAATTGTCAAGTTCTAGAATTTTTGATTTACAAGTATCTAGATCAATCTGACCATCTTTTAATTTGTTAATAAATTTATCAACAGCATTTTCTACTGACGTTTCAATGTATGCTTTTATTTTTGACATAGTGTTATATCCTTTTTGTTAGTGTTTATATTAGTAATCCTATCATAAAAAAGTACATTTGGCAACAAGTCTTTTGTAAGATTTGTTTTTATTAGTATCTTTTTTGTTTTCATATCATTATCCTATCATACCAGGCCTAGAAAGCAAGCGTTATTTTTTGTTGTGGGATAAGGGTTTTAGATATAAAATGTTCTGGTTATGTTCTATTTCCAGTTATCTTGTACCCATTTCTTCGTTGATTCGTGTGGATTTGGTTGGCCATGAAACACACATACTTTAGCATTCGGTTTCTGGTCAAATGTCCACTGCGATTTATCTATTCTGGGGGCCTCTCGGGAGAACCACTTGTATGAAAATGTCCACTCGTCTGGCATTACCTTACAATGTGGAGTTGATTTGATAAAATGGCTCATAACTTGTTGATCACCATGGTTTCTCATCATATTAGTTTCATCTTTTTTAAATGATGTCCATATATGTTCAGCTGTAATATTGTTGAATTTCATAATACTTGAATTGTACACACCACTGGCAGGATTAAAATCATTTATAACACCAAAGGTGTCCTCTTTACCAAACAATACCATATCATCTATGTTGTCTAGTATCACTACATCTAAATCAAAGTATAAACATGTACCTTTTAAGTTGGCTTCTGGACTGAATAGAGTTAGTTTGTTCCACCACCCATCGTAATTCGTGAAAGGCAGTTTTCTGGTCTGGTAATTAGGTATCTGGTTATTTCTAAAATCATAATTTTCGTGAGTGAAGGTCTGGATGTGATCGGTGTAAACTATAAAGTTAAATGGTATAGAAAGGTTTCTTTTTACCATGTTGTATAGTTTACTTACATAATCAGGACTATACTTGTTTCCCCAATATACACAAACTATATTAACCAGTTCCATATCGCTCTCACTGCTATAATTAAATACATAAATTCCATTAACGCTCTAGGTATATCTTTATCTTTCCAACCCATGTAAATCCAAATACTACAACTTGATATTGCAATTGACCAACCTAACCATTGTGTATCAGGATTAGCATTGCTAAGTACCCATGCACCAACCATGGCTAATACAAAACCTAACCATCGCCAACCATCAATCTTTTTGTAGTATCTTATTTTCATGTAAACGTTTTAAAAACTCCTCTGCTAATTTTTCATGACCTTGTTTGTTAGGGTGTCTATCTATATCAGATAATCTTTCTTCTTGTGATAAACAATCACTTAATGTCCATGATGTTTTTCCATAATAATTATCTGTTTTTATATCTCCTGGCCAACCTAAAAACTTTTTGTTAATTAACTGTCTATAACCTGTATCATCTAGGTGCTTAACTAAATTGGATTTTATTTCTCTCCAAAATTTTCTATTTTTATATTCTTCTTCTTTTTTAGAATCATTCCACGTTTCTATTATTTCGTGTACCCATGCTCTCCACATAGATATCATTTGAAATTGTACATATGGCAGATCAAGTTGTTTACATAAATTTTGATATGCATATTGATATCTAACTGATTTTAAAAACCAATAGTAAATATCACCTTTATTATCTGTTAACATATTTGTCCACCTATCTTTCTTACTTTTATCGCTCAATGTATTTCTCATTGACCAATCACGTCTATGAGCTTGTGACCAGGCTGCTACGACTAAACCTATATCAGATTTTTTTTGTGGCATAGGAAATTTAAAATTTTTATCTATTATATGTCTTTTTGAAGTAAATGACAACTCTTTATCTATAGGTGTTGTTAAATAATCTGATATAACACTGTAAATTTTTTCATTACCGGATCCACTTGTTGATAGATTGACACATTGCATATTTAATTCTTCAGCAACTAATTCTGGCCATTTAGGCCAATCACAATTCATTTCTGGATGAAGAACAGACTCAAAAATTGGATCTGAAAAACTACAACCACTAACTATTAATAACTTTTTCATATTACAAATACTTTCTTTGATTGTTTACTTATAACATTAAATGCTGTACCATCTTCTATCTCTTTCAATGTAAATTGATTATTTGCTAATAGTTTTAACCATTCGTTTACGTTTTGTACAGTAGGTTTCAAAGGGTCATTTATAAACTCCATATATCTTGTTGATACTGGCCATGCAACGTTTCTTGTATCACATATTACAGGTATACCCTCTAGTACTGCGTCAACAGCTGCTAAACTCATATTAGTAACCAAACAGTGAGCTCCATCTAGATCGTCTTGTATTGGTTTTCCCCACCACTCATTATGTGGTCTAGGTTTATTTCTAATTATTATATCTCTATTGGTATATTTTTTTATTTGAGCAACAATATTATCTGTCCAATCTCCTTGTGTCATACCATTATGTTTGTAAGTTACTGTTTCAGAGGAAGGACAAACTAATATATGATCTCCTTCTCCTTGATTCCAATTATCAAAAATACTTTTAATTCCTTTTTTATTCAGTTCTTTTATTCTATCGCCACCACCTTTTTTAGAACCTGTTAGTGTATGTATTCCACCTTTTACAATTCTAAAATAAGTTTTATCGTAATCATTTATTTTAGGCGAAGGATATCTTGTAATTTGTTCAGTTAAATAACCAACATCTACATAATACCATTCTTGTTTGTTCTTTTCTAATTCTGTTATCTTTGCTACGTTATCTTCACCTAATCCCCAAAAAAAATGAGTATCTAAACTAGGCTTTGGCCAACCTTTTTCAAAACTAGGCCAAATTTCATGTGACAGACAATCAACTTTTTGCATTCTATGTGTAAAAATCATAAGTTTACCTCTGTTGTTTCTTTATACAACTTATGCCATTCGTCTGCATAATCTTGATCTTTAAACTCTTTGTACCAAGGACCACCAAGTGTCCAATGTACATTTTTGGCATACTTATCATAGTCATATTCACCTACCAACCAGTTCCACTCAAACGGAAGTTCACCTACCATGTGTTCTCTCTCTAACCACTTAAATTGATGTAGTTCTAAACCACTTGCTGTATTTACGTATTCAGGTGTTAATTTTGTGCATTGTGAGTTGTGAAATAACATTACACTAGACCAGTTCTTTTTAGGAAATGCTTGATTTTTTGCACCTCTAAATTTTATATCTTGTTTTGGTGTATAATTATGTTGGCAACACATAACAGAATATTTGTATGTAGCATAGCCATATAACTCTGCAATGTCTGATCTTACCATCATGTCGCAATCCATAAAGATTGACCAACCCTTATAGTTTGATAGATAAGGTACTAAAAATCTGCTAAATGCAAAGTCTGTTGATTGATTGGATTGTTTTTCTCTCGTAAATTCTGGTAAATTATTTAAACTCAATGGTGTTATACTTACAGGTACACTAGAAAACTTTCTAATACTTTCAGCAAGCACGTGATATGCCGCTTTTTCACCTTCATCAAATCCTACAAAGACTTTTATCATAAAGTACTTTCTTTACTTTTACCTTTTATTTTTCTATTTCCTTTTGTATGGTCATATATTTTACCTAGTATTGATCTTGATTGTACATGGCCAACTCTTTTATCTCCTATGTCATAGTTTTTAACACCATATCTTTTTTCTAATCTATTTCTAACTACATCAAATATCCATGAGTCATGAAGTTGATCTTCCTTAAATAGTAAATTGTCGTCATACATCTTTCTCATATCTGTGGCAAATTGTTTTATAAAATAGTGTTTCATGTTGAAATATAAAAAACCACACTCACTGTAGGTTGGTCTTCCTAGATAAGTTATCATACAATCTTCTCTATGTAAATGTTTCTTTACCCATTTTTCATCAATTTTTTTATAAAATACACTGTCTGCGTCTATGAAAATGAGACCATCACAATCTTTTGTTGTTAAGATTGCTTGTGTATATGCATATACTTTATAACTAAAACGTACTGCGTCTTGGCGAAAGTCTAATGGTAAACTTACCTTGTTTTTTTCTACGAATTTTTTAAGAGTTGGTATTTGTTCATACATACCATGGTCTTCGTTGTATGTTTCTAATTCAAATGGCCAATTATAAGTAGATTGAAATCTATGAGCATATTCTTTAAATAGTTTATTATTCCAGGTACTAACTACTTTTATTTTCATGTTGTTACAACTGCAATATTCATTTTTTAAATACCGTATCTTTTATATGTTTGCCCACCTCTTTATAACCAATATCTTCCAATAATTTTACACAATGTTTTTTAATTAATATTTCTTCGTCTGTTCTTATTGGCAATTCTAATGATAATGTAGGACTAAACTTATTTAAAAATTCTAATGCACCCATTAAAAATTGATATTCATGGCCTTGTATATCTACCTTTATCAAATCTACAGTATCAAAATCATTAATATAATTATTCAACATTTTAATATCTATATGTTCAACTTTGTTACTCGCACTTTCAAAACCTTCAACTAAAGACCCGCCACCTGAGTTTTCTATACCTCTATACAAAGGTACATTCTCACCTTGTTTATCAGATAAACCTACTTGTTCTAAATGCCAGTTATCATAAGCTGCCATATTTCTTCTATAACAATCTGATATATCATAAACAGGTTCAAATGCCCAAACCTTTTTAAATTTTCTACAAAAATCTTTTGACCAGAAACCTACATTAGCCCCTACATCAATTGCAACATCAAACTTATCTACAAATTCTAAAACATAATCTCTATGTGATTGTTGATATGTAAATTCACCATTGACTTCTTTTAACATAGACTCAAAATGTGTGTCATAGTCTGGTAAATACCAACTTTTAACTACTTTTATTTTCATGTCCTACCTTTTGTATATAATAACTATCAACAATATCAGATAAAGGATTACCACATTTTTCAGTATCTAATATTTGTTTCAAATCAATTTTAGTTTCTTTTAGAAAGGCCTCGTACATCATGTCTTTGTCTGCGTTTCCTTTTCCTGTTGCGCCTTTTTTAACAACACTCGGTACAACTGTATTGTAATTAAGACCGTTAGAAAGTATCCTGTATTTGAGGATGCCACAATTCTCAGCAATTTGAAAAAGACCCTGGCCTTTAGAACCATACGAATAGCCTTCAATGTAAATTTCTTTAGGAGTATTAATGGTAGACAGTATATTAAATACAAAATCTGAAATATAAGTAAATCTTTCAATAGGGTCTGTCCATTCTTTATGTTCATAACCAATTATATTATCACTTTGTTTTCCTATCCACTTTTTTTTAGTAGTTAGGTAATAAAAATTTAGTTGGCCATCATTTATACAGATAGCCGGACTTGTTAAACTATAATCAATTCCAACTTTCGTGTTCGGCTTCGTCTGGTACTTCACTGTCATGTTCTTCTTCTACCTCATATCCACAAAAGGGACATGTTAAAGGAGGCAAATCATATTTGTCCTCGTCCCATTCTATAGTATATTTAGTCTGACAATTGGAACAGTGTTTTGAGACTTTATCCATTACAGTTTAAATTTTTTAAATTGATTTTTAGTAACGTCTTGTTTTATACCACCAACTACGTAAGATTCAATTTCTGTTTCTTGTGGTGCATTTTGAGCTGATCTACTATTTAACCAGTGTTCTACCCATGGTAGTGGATTAGTTTTTTGATCATAAGCAGGTGTTAGACCTATCGTTTTCATACGTCTATTCGCCATATATTCTACAAATTGGTGTAATAATTTTTCTGATAGACCAATCATAGAACCTTTGCTGAACAAATAAGTTGCCCAACGTTTCTCATCGTTTACAGCTTGGTCATACATTTTGTAAACTTCTTTTTCGCTTTCTTTAATAATTTTCGTAAAGTCTTTATCATTTTCATAGTCTCTCCAATTGTTAATTATTCTTTGTGACATTGCTAAGTGTTGGCTTTCGTCTCTTGCGATAAAAGATATAATCTTAGCAGAGCCTTCTAGTTTTTTTAATTCACCAAATGCAAATGAACAAGCAAATGATACATAAAATCTTAAACCCTCTAGTATATTAACTGATACCATTGCAAGGTACATTTTCTTTTTAAGTTCATATAGATCAACCTTATCTGGTGATAGTGTCCATTCATATCCTTTTTTAATTAGATCATCATAAGTTTTAGTTACAGAGGCTGCTCGTTCCTCAATTTTTTGATCTTCTAAAATCATGTCAAAAACGTCTGCCGGATTTGAATATAAATTCTTGATTATGTATGTATAACTTCTACTATGAATTGTTTCCATAAAGTCCCATACTATTATGGCACCCTCTAATTCTGGAAGTGATACAAAAGGTAAAAATGCTAAACATGGACCTCTTCCTTGTACACTGTCTAACATAGTTTGGTATTTTAGATTACTAGTGAAGATAAACTTTTGGCCTTCGGATAAATCCAAATAGTCGTTTCTATCTTTCTGTAAAGATATTTCTTCAGGTCTCCAAAAATAACCAAGTTGTTGTTGAGTAAGTTTATCAAAGATAGGATATTTAAAAGTATCATACCTTTGTACAGATAAATCTTTACCAAAAAACATTTGTTGTTTAGTAGGATTTATTCCTTTTTCTTTATTAAAAACTGATTTACTCATAATTCTCTTTATTTATTAATTTATATTGTACAACTATCACAATTCTCCTCGTCTTCTTGTGGAGTTTCTGTTGTAATTGGTGTATCGTAATCTATGGAGTGTTTAGGCTCTTCAATATCTTTTTTACTATCATAAGTATTTTGATAATAAGATGTTTTCCAACCGTATTTATAAGTTGTTAACAAGTCTTGTGCCATAACAGATACAGGTACTTGATTGTCTTCGTAATTATCTGGATTATATGACCAGTTACCTGATATAGCTTGATCAAAGTACTTTTGCATTACTGCAACTATATTTATATATCCTTCATTACTAGGCATATCCCATAATAAAGTATAAAAATTCTTTAATTTATTATATTCTGGTACTATCTGTTTCAATGTGCCTTTTTTACTTTTCTTAACTGATAAGTGGTCTCTAGGTGGTTCAATGCCGTTTGTTGCATTTGAAACCACACTAGAAGACTCGGAAGGCATTTGGGCTGATAGAGTACTATGTCTTAGCCCAAATTCTTTAATGTCTGCTCGTAATTTGTCCCATTTCATTGAAAGTTTACGAGTTACTAATTCGTCTACTTCTTTTTTGTATGTGTCTATTGGTAATATGCCGTCTGCATATTTTGTTCTATGAAATAGTTCACACTGACCTTTTTCTTGTGCAATCTCATTACTAGATTTTAATAGATAATATTGAAATGCCTCTGATAGTTTATCTACTTCTCTCCAGGCACCTTTTTGTTCGTACTTATAACCTGTTTTTGCCAGATAATGTGCAAGACCAATATAACCTACACCTAATGATCTTCTTGCTTTTGTAGATATCTCGGCCGCTTTTACTGGATATTTTTGATGGTCTATAATTTCTTCTAATGCTCTTACTGTAAGATCGCATAGTTCTTCCAGTTCATCTAGGTTGTTGATTTTACCTACGTTGATTGCTGATAGAATACACAATGCAATCTCTCCTGGACCGTCTATATGTTGTATAGGAGTGGTAGGGAGTGTGATCTCTTGACAAAGATTACTCATTTTAATAGTATCTTTAAACGAGGAGTGTGTATTACAGTGATCTATATTCATTATGTAAATACGACCTGTTTCTGCTCTTTCTTTTAAAAGGTCAAAGAATAAATTTTGTGCATTTATCTTTTTCTTATTAATACTTAATTTCCTTTCTGCTTTTAAATACAATTCATCAAATTCTGGTGTTCCCCATGCCTCATATAATTCAGGCACCTCGTGAGGAGAGAATAGTGTTATTTGTTCTTCATTAATAAATCTTTCATAGAATAATTTACTAATCTGTATTGAATAGTCTAACTTTCTAACTCTGTTATCTTCGGTACCTTTGTTGTTCTTTAAAACAATAATATCTTCTATCTCTTGGTGCCAAATAGGGAAGTGTACAGTTGCTGAGCCTCCTCTAACACCATTTTGAGTGCAACACTTGACCGTTGCTTCAAATTTTTTGAGAAAAGGAATAACGCCTGTATGTTGTACTTCACCTCCTCTGATTCTTGCATTGATTCCACGTATTCGTCCTGCGTTGATTCCAATACCGGCTCTTTGTGCAACGTAATTTCCAACAGCCATGTCACTAGAGAAGATACTAGGTAAAGTATCGTCTGTATCAACAAGTACACAACTAGCATACTGCTTAATAGGAGTCCGAACACCAGCCATAACAGGTGTTGGTATATTAATTTTAAAATTGGATATCGAGTCATAATATTTCTTGACATAGGTCATTCTCCTTGCTTTATCGTAGTTTTGAAAAAGTGTAGCAGCTATCATCATATACATAAATTGTGGAGTTTCATATATTTCTCCACTTGATCTATCTTGTACAAGATACTTATCTATTACTTGTCTTAATCCTGCATATGTAAAGTTGTTATCTCTTTCGTGAGTAATCCAGTTTTGCATTCTGCTAAAATCTTTTTTAGCATATTTGTTTAGGATATCTGGATCGTATACTCCTAATTTAACACATTTCTCTACGTGATCGTAAATATTTGGGTGATCCCATAGTCTACCAATAACTTGTTTTCTTAAACTAAACAATAGTAATCTGGCTGCCACGTATTGGTAGTTTGGATTGTCTAGTGAAATTAAATCTGAAGCAGACTTAATTAAAATTTGTTGTATATCGTTTGTAGTAATACCATCATAGAATTGTAAACCACTGCTCATTTCTACTTGTGAAGCTGATACGCCTTTTATATCTTCACAGGCATACTCAACCATTTCATGTATCTTTTCTATATTAAGTGGTTCTAAACCTCTACCACCTCTCTTTTCAACTTTAATGTTTATATCGTTTGTCATTTAATTTTTTTCCAGTGGTTAAGTTTAGTAAGAGCACTCAATTGTGAATAAGTGTTCTTGTCTATTATATCTTTAATTTGAAGTTTTGTCAAGCCACTAATTATCATGTCATTAATATCTTTTAGTGTTTGTTCTTCAGGCCATATAACGATGTTGAAATCATGTTCAATCATTTTATACATACGATTTATAATTTCTTTGTTTCTTGGCTCGTTGTCAAATATATAGGTTATTTTATTGTTAGGTACTTTGTTTTTTAACTGCAAATCGGCGCCAGCAGCTGCGATACAATTGCTAACGAACAATGAGTCAAATGGACCCTCAACTATATATACATGATTTTGAAAATTTATACGTTCTAAACCGAAAACTTTTTGTTTATTTTCATTTAGTTTTATTGTCAAGTATTTAGGATTTTCTTTTCCTAATGCACGACCTTGAAAGGCAAATAACTCACCAGTTGTATCGTAAAAAGGAATAACAATTCTATGGTGATCATATTGAGTTTTATATGTATTTGGTTTAACTTTGTTAACTAGTTTTTGAAATTCCTCTGCATAATACAACTTTTCATAAAATTCTTCAGGTATCTTTCTCTTATTACAATACTCTTTTGCTATATGATCTTCAGGTAATTCTTTTATTGTTTTTAGTCCTTCTAATATATTAATTTTAAATACAGGTTTTTCAAACTGCCAATCTGGTTTCTTTGTAGATGGTGCTGACCCTTTATATCTTTCTAATAGATACTCTGTATATACTTTAGGGTCTATGAATTTTAAGAAGTTTGCAAAACTTTGACCTTGGCCACAATTATGACATTTAAAAAACATATCATTTTTTACTCTATAAAAATAGGCTCTTGCTTTACTTTTAGATTTTTGAGAATCACCACAATGAGGACAACGGAAGTTAAACAGATAATCTGTCTTTTGCTTAAACTGTTGTAATCGGCCTGATAGTTGGTTGATGAATTTTAGATCAATATAAGACGACATAGTAAATATTACTATACACCATTTATATCAAATAGTCAAGCTTATTTGAGCGACTTTCCAGCGTAAAAAATAGCACCGAGGTTTCCTGCGCTTATTCACGGACCTACTTATTCTAGTCCTGGAGAAGCGATTTTATTTGAAAATGGCAAAGAGTGGTAACATACCTTTTTTGGATACCATTAAAACTGTAATAAATTCAACGGCTATGAAAGCACCTATGATAATCCACTTGTACTTTTCTAATAGACTAATTCTACCACGGAATTCGCCTTTTAGTTCAAGTAACTCTTCCCTTATACGTTTTTCAGATTCCTGTATCTTATCGGAAAGTTCTTTTTCTATACTTATCGTCTCACTGGCTCTTATCTTTAGCTTGGAGAATATCACATCATCTATCTTTTCCTGGTGTTCAATCTTCTCCTCGTGTACGGCCAACATAGATTTAATGTGTGTAGAAACATCTGTTAGTTTGTCAATAGCAGTATCAAGTCTATTTTGAATATTATTAACCTGTTTGACATCTTTGGTTAATTCTGCTAATCGTACTTGAATTTCTGTATTCTCACTCATCAGCTATATTTATAATAGTTGATGTTGTATCTGACTTTATATTTTGTGTACATGTCCATAATAAACACCAACATAAAAAAAACTTTATGAAAGTAAACGTTATCCTTTTTATCAGACAGCCTCCTAGATTGTGTAAATTGATACCTTATTGGATTTGCCCTTAACTTGAACCATATCCAATTTCTTCCAATCGTACTTGTTTCTTATCATTTTGTAAGTATCATAACCTACTATTAAAGTTGTGTCATAATTTTTGCTTATGCCTTCTAATCTACTTGCTAGATTTACGGCGTCACCAAGAACAGAATAATCAAATCTTTGTTTAGAACCCATGTTACCTACAACAGCAGGACCAGAGTTTATTCCTATACCTATATTTATGTGATTGCCTTCCCCAAAATGTTCATTATCATTTAACTCTTTTAAACATTTTATCATTTCTATTGCTGAATCAACTGCAAGTGATCTATGATTAAGTTGATCTAAAGGAGCGTTCCAAAATGCCATAATACAATCACCCATATACTTATCAATTGTTCCATTATTCTTCATTATTATATCTGTCATAGGTGTTAGAAACTTATTAATAACTTTTGTAAGACCTTGTGGATTACTTTGATACTTTTCTGAAATAGGAGTAAAACCTCTTATATCGCAAAATAAAAAAGTCATGTCTTTTGTATCACCTCCTAGTTTTAATAATTCTGGATTGTTTTGTAATTTCTTAACCATTGCTGGTGCTAAGTAGTGTTCAAATTGTTTTTTAATTTGTTGTTTTAATTTAAACTCTAAAATAAATCTATTGAATACGGAATGAAATCCTACGATAGTTATTGTAATTAAAATCCAACTTACATCTACTAACATCAAATGTTTTGTAAAAAAGTAATAACTTAACCATACTGCTATAACATACCAAGATAAAAGTTTTATTCCTATAACCCAATACGGAGCAAATCTAGTCATTAATATGATAACACAACCTAGTAAAAAGGCAACAGCTAATTCTGATATAAAACTAATATCAACTCTTGTTATATTCTTACCATCTAATACAGTTGATAATGTTGAGGCAGTTATCTCATACATATATTTTTCACCTAAAGGAGTTGCCACTATTGAATTTAAACCCTCTGCCGTGGTAGTTATAATAACAGTCTTACCTTTAAACTTGCCAACTTGGTCTAAATCTGCTAGACTGATAGTATCATATTCTTTGTTCCATCTTAACCATATACGGCCATTTGGATCAGTCTTTATTGTAGAGAAACCAGGTACTCTCATAGCGATAATACCACCTTCTCCTGCCTTCACCTGATAGCTTGGAGCGCCAGTGGCCACTCTTATGACCTCTATTGCCATCGCTGGATAGGTCTCATCTCCAATCTTCATAATCAATGGTATTCTTCTTACAACACCATCTATTTCAGGTACTGTGTTTACAACACCAACACCACTTGCCTTTTCACCTAACAATGGTATAGGTCCTAACATACCTGGCCATTCAAACATATAGGCCATAGGATCATTAATTTTAGCAATACCTCTAGGTACGGCATTCTTATTTGTTTGTGTTGTTCCTACTTGTGATATGACCACACCATATTGTAATACCTCTGCTAATTCGTTGTCGCCACCTAATCTATCTTCTTCACTAAATAATATAGGTAATACAATGATACCTACTTCAGCTTCTCGTAGTTTGATAATGACATCAGCAAGTATATCTCGCTTCCAAGGCCATTGTCCATATTTTTCTATGGCCTTTTCATCAATTGTAATAACACCTATATCTTGTGATAGTTCTTTCTTTTCTGATTGAAGAAGTAAATCAAAACCTTTAAGTCTTAATATCTCTTTGACTTGTGGGTCTTTTAAACCTATAAATGTAATAACAAATAAAGTTACAAATGCTATAGTCCAGTGCGTGAATATTTTACTTATCATCTACCTCTGGTTCATCTGCCTCTGGTTTTCTTTTTATACCATCACACTTCTCTCTCACTTCAGCAAACTGGTCGGGTAGTTCTAGGTTTTTATAACGAGAACACATTTTTAACATTTCTAATTGTTGTCTTAACAATGCGTTTTCATTAAACACTTTTCTATATTCTTTTGAACAAGTTGAAGTCAATGGTATTCTTAATCTTACGCCTACTGTTCCTCTATCATCATCATAACCACTTGTTGATGAACCTCTACCAATATTCTCTGTTTGTGAATATTCCATGTAAGGTTCTAAAGTTGGTCCTTGACAATGATTATCATATTGTAAGTAATCGTTTCTTGCGTTAGCAGGTTTAACTAAAATAGTAAATAGAAAAAGTAATACTAATATCAACAAAGTAAATTTATTTGGTGCCATCCTAAGTACCTCCATGTTAATAATCTCCTGTGACTTCTCGTTTGAAGTCTTTAAGTTCATAACCTAAATCTCTTACTGCGTCATTTACTTTGTAATATGAGTTGTCTAACGCCTCTACTTTTGCTCTTGCTTGGGCAATCTCTGTATTAAGAAATGTCACCTCACGGAATAATTCTTCTCTTCCTTCACTATATTTTTGTGTTAGATTTTTAATTTCAATTTTATATCGTTCATCTATTGAACCCAAAGATTGTTCTAAATTTGAGATAGCAATAGTGTGTTGTTCAATAGTGTTGTTTAGTTTACTGATAACATTTATTCCAGTATATAAAGAACCAATCAAAGCAAGTGCTATCGGCAACCAAGTAAATATTTTTTTAATATCCATAGTTTCTCCTTAATTTTGTGTTACTGTAGCTGAACAACTAGCAGATACACAGTTTTGTTCCAAATAGTAGTTTTGATCTGTACTACTATCTTGTGTTAATGTTATTGATGTATTGTTTCCACTCAAATTAATGTGGGCGTCATGGCTACCAGAACCATCTTGTGTTATATCTAGCGTATGACTGTCAGTTAGTATTATATTTAGGTAATGATCGCCTGTACCTTTTTGATCTACTTGAACATTATTACTATTATCTACATCTAAAAATAGTATCTTATCACCAGTTTCTTTTTGGTCTATTGTTAATGAATTACTATTACCATTTACTTCAACTCTAGCAAAGTGTTCTCCACTATTACTTAAATGTAATTGTTCTAAATCTAAAGTATTTGAATTGCCTGTTATTTCAACTATGGCTCTTTGTCCTGTATCTTGCCATACATCTACATCATTTGAATTGCCATTCACATCAATACCTAATACGTTATCATTATTCTTTTGTGTTAATGTTATTTCATTATAGTCACCTTGAATAGAACCAGATGATGTTAAATCTTTACCTATAATTAAGTTGTCATTACCGTCTTGTACAATATCTAAATCTATACCAACACCACTTTGAGTTATATAAATGGCATTACCATTTTGAGTTTTTGCTCTTGCTGTGTTTACAGTTGTCTGTTGTGATGATGATATGCCTGCTGAGGGTGTAACTTGTGTTGTTGAAAACCATGAAGTTGGCATATCTGTTTGACAAGAAGTTGAATAAGAGTTAGTCATACAGTAATTAATATCTAAAGCGGCACCGCCACCCCATTCATACATCCATATTGTAATTTCATATTGTTGACCAGCAGTCTTTGTTAATGAACCAGTTGCGTTCCAAGTAGCAGTACCTTGTTGTTGCCAATCTGTAATAACATTTGTACCATCTATGTTCATAAACACACCATCATCAGCCGCTACACCAAAGTAAACTGTTGTCTGTTGTCCTGTTGTACCTGGCCAAGTGATGTAACCTGTGATTTCTACTGCCACCGAATCGCTTCTTCCACTATCTAATACCTGACCACTACCCCAATAATATCCACTTGGACTTGATATAGTTCCTGTGCTCAGTACACTACCTAAACCATTTGGACTGGAATTTGAACCATCTGTGTTATAACCTGTTGAATTATCATAGAAAGGAAATTCTAGGCTTGGTGCATAGGTAGTTATATAATATGTTTTATAATTTAAAGTTCCTGCCTTTGCCTTTTCCACAATAGAAAAAAACACCATCCATACGAACAGCCAGATTGTAAACCATTTCATAAATTTATACATTATTGATTCTGATATATCCTAATTTGATTTTGACCACCATCACCTAATTCATAATCTATAATTTCTTGGTCGCCTTGTGTGACATTGATAGTATAACTGTTTTCCATATCAAGTCTTAATACTATATTGTTTTGAGCAGCGTCTAGTCTAGTCCAAACCCATTGAGGATCCTCTAGTAAAAGTATAACACCAAACTCATCTTTACCTGATTTTTT